TATTAACTTAAAAACTTTAGATAGTCTTAGTATTAACAAAAATAAATATATTGTACTATGAGCCGTGGCAATTTACCTCTAACTAACTACAGTGATACAACGCTTACAATATTATTATTATTGGCGTTACTCTTTGGCGGTTGTTAATATAGCCAAATAACAGTATTAAGAGCCCTTTTATTAGGGCTTTTTTTATATCTAATATCTACATACTATAAGCACATATTAAACGCTTAAAACAGTTTAAATTACTTATTACTTTTTATTAAATGGTTAGTAAATTAAAATAAATTTGTTATGATATGTTTGCTTTTTCTTTCTTTTTATGCACTTTTACACCAAAAAAAGAAACATTTTGACAAATAAATTCCTGATTTATAAAGATTTAACAAAATTTTAATGTTTTTTGCAAACTTTTGACAGTTTTTAAAGGGTTCAAGGGTCAAAGGGCCAAAAAAATATCCGTAAATCGTAACCCATAAAATCTTTTAACCACATCCATGTACACGTTCAAAATCAAAGTTCAATTTTATAAAAGTGTTGTTTTATTTAAACATCTATTTTGGAAGTTTGTAAGGACTTTGCGATATGAGCAATGATGTTTACTATAAGACTTGAGGACACTTATAAGGCTTATATTGTTATATACTTCTTATAAGGGGACGAAGTTAGTGTTTTAAAAATAAAGTTTTGCATAATTTTGTTACAATAGACAATAATGTTAACAATTGGTTGTTCAATTTTATATTATAATAAGGAAAATGGAAAAGAAAGTTTTTTGTATTTTGGCAAACTTATGGGAAAGGAATCAAAAAGGCTAGGGGATGAGGCTCGTAAGAAGCGACCTCAACTTGGTAAGATAGACGAGAATTATAACAACACGCCTAAATCTCTACAGCCAAAAAACAATGAAGTAAGGCAAGTGGCAAAGATGACTAGGAAGTCGCTTGCATATGCTTTAGAAGGTCAGCCAGTAAAAATTAAAATGGCATTAGATATATTATTTGATGAAGACCCTAGAGCATACATAGATGCTATAGCAAAACTAATGAACTATGCTATACCAAAACTGCAATCAACGGAAATCAAAAAAGACAGCGATACTAAGATTGAGATTAAATTAAATGAAGGGGCAACGCTTGATGATATTAAAAATCAAATTAGAGGTCTAGACGATGCAGAAGATATTGACTACACAGATATAGATGACGAATAAAAAACTTTTAAAGTTTGCTCTTGAAAAGAAACTTTGCGAGATGAGTTTCTATGAGTTTTTCAAACAGGCTTGGCACGTAGTAGAACCAGCAGTACCATTATCTACTAATTGGCATCATAAATATATATGCGATGTATTGCAAGCAGAGTGCGAGAGAATAATAGCACAGAAACCAAAAACAAAGGACATAATTATTAACGTACCCTTTCGTAGTACAAAATCTTTGATAGTAACTGTTATGTTTCCAGTATGGGCTTGGATAAAATCGCCAAAACTAAGATTTATCACCTCTTCTTATTCTGCAACGCTGTCTATAGAACTATCAACTAAATCAAGAGATATAATATTTAGCGATTGGTTTAAGAAAAGATGGTCTGATGTTTTCTTTATTAAAAAAGACCAAAACCTAAAAGAAAGATATGAGAATAATCATATTGGTATGCGAAGAGCAACATCTGTTGGGGGTACAGTAACTGGTCAGGGTGGAGACTTCCTAATTGTTGATGACCCTCTATCACCACAAATGGCAAACTCAGCAACAGAAAGAGATAATGCAAATGAGTGGTATAGGACAACATTTTACTCAAGATTAAATCAAGCAGATATTGGAGTGAGAATAATTATTATGCAAAGAGTACATGAAGAAGATTTAAGTGGATTCTTGTTAGACAAAGAAACAAGACTTGGTTATAAACACATATGCATACCTGCAACAAGTCATGATGGTAATATCAAACCAAAATCATTAGTTCAATTTTATAACAAAGAAAATGGTTTGTTTTGGGAAGAAAGATTTAGTCAAAAAGTTTTAGATGATTATAAAAACGCTTTGGGTACTTATGGCTATGCTGGACAACTACAACAAACGCCAACACCCCTAGATAGTGGTATGATACATAGAGATTGGTTTAAGATAGACAGATTTAGAAAAGAACAAGCAACAGTTAATTTTATTATAGACCCAGCATATACTGCAAATCAAAAGAATGACCCCTCAGCACTACTAGCATATACTTACGTAGAGAACAAATGGCAAATAGTAGACTGTGTAAATGTTAGGAAAGAGTTTCCAGAACTTGTAAAGTTTATACCAGAGTGGGTAAAAAAGAATGGTTACACAAATAAAAGTAGAATATATGTAGAGCCAAAAGCGTCTGGTAAGTCTATAGTGCAGACATTAGTAAGAGAAACTGGACTAAATGTAAAAGAAGATAAGCCGCCAACTAAAGACAAAGTAGCAAGAGTAAGTGATATTAGTGCATCTTTAGAAAGCGGTAGAGTAAGTTTGCTTAGTGGCAAGTGGAATGAAGAGTTTTTAGACCAATTAACTAAATTTCCCTCAGCAAAGCATGATGATATGGTGGATTGCTTAGTTATGGCGGTAAATAAGGAGATTTGGGGTAGTGGAACAGGGAAAATCGTTTATTTCAATTAATTTTTCAGTTTGTTTAAAAATTATGAAAAAAATTAGAGTAATGAGTGTAAATTTGTTGAGTTTTGAATAATTATCAAAAAATTATGAAAGATATTGAGATTATTTACCTAAATGACGAGCATGAGCAAATAATAGAGGGTTATTTGAAAACAATTAAAAAATTAATGTATTTTGCTACTGAAAACACAGAAACTGGCAAGTATCAAGACTTTTTAACTATACTAAATTCAATATACCTATACTCTAACAATTTTCACGCTACCATGATAGATAAAAGCAATATCGAGAAGGGGGCTGTAGCAGAATTTTTGTTTTTAATACCAAATATGTTGTTTTATACTTCTATTGGTTTTTTAACTGCACTAAAAGATGGCGAAAACGACTCAGAACTAAAAAAAAGTTTAGAGGAGATTGGATTTAATTGTGAGAACATAACAAGTGAATTAGCAGATGTGTTAATAGACGAAACAGAAAAAAAGCAAATATTGAAAGATATTTTTAATAATCAGTTAACTAATAATTAAAAAATGATACAAATTAAAATTCAAGACAAAGAATATGACGTTCCAACAGAATGGAAAGACATGACTTTAGAATATTGGTGTGGTTTATATGCAATTATCAATAAATACAACAAAAAAGATGAAGAAGGTAATATTATTGAGCCAGAACACTCAGAAGTAGAGTCTTTAAAGTTAAATAGAGATATTTTTATGTATTTAACTGGATTATCTCAAAATGACATGGAACAATTAGATTTAGACAGCGTAAATTCTGCTATTACTGCTTTTTCTGGTGCATTAGAAGAATATAGGCCAAAAGGCATCGATAGGTTTGAGTTTGAAGATGAAGTGTACTTTTTTCCAAAAGAATTTTTAAGAAGAAACACTTTTGGTGATTATATTGAGTCCACACACTTAGATAGCACAATAGAAATGATGAAGCATGGCAGATTTGATGTTTTGCCAGAGCAAATGGCAATATTATGCAGAAGAGCAGATGAGGAATATGAAGATGATGTTATCCCCTCCAAAACAGATAAATTCAAAAAATTGACAATGGACATCGTTTGGGAGTTCAGTTTTTTTTTGACAATGCAAAGCGTAAAATTAACAAGGACTTTCCAAATGTTTTTGGGGAAAACAGAAGAGGAGTTGGAACAGGCAAAAACAGAGTTTCTACAATTGGACTCTACAACAAGTTCATAAAACCATATGGATGGCTAAATAGCCTGTATATGGTGGCAGAAAAAAAAGTATTTAAAATGGATGGATTAAATCATGTAGATAGTGTTAAGAAAACTGACTTATATAAGGTTTTAACTTATTTAAGTTGGAATACTGCTAAAAATGACTATGAAGTTGCTGTTCAAGAAAAAATACACAATAAAAACAATATAACACTACAATAATGGCAGTAACAAGATTAACAGACATAATAACAGTATTTGAGAGCAAATGGTCTTATGGAGATGTTAAGTTTGGTTATGAAGGCGAGGTAAACCAAGACCACGACATACAATATCCACTCATGCTCATACAACCACCAGAGTCTACTATACCAGTTATTTATGAGGGAAGAGAATTATACTCTTTTGAAATAAATTTTTACAACTTATATTCTCAAGCATCACAATCAGTAGTGACCTTACAACAAAGATGGGATAATTTGCAAGATTTAGCAAACGAGTGGCTAGACTTAGTTTTAAAAAACTATCAAGACGTAACAGTAACAGCATACTTAAATGATGAAAGCATAGAGATAGAAAGAGTAAAAGAAGTGGCTAATGACAGATTAGTTCAAATAAAACTAAACTTTACAATGAGTGGCTTTACAAAATGCTTTAGACCTACGTCTAATTTCCCAACAGACTACTCTAGTTTAGTTGGCTGGTTAAGTGCAGATAGCAACGCTACATTTAATATTGCTACTAAAAAATTAAGTTCTTTAGGTGACAGAAGTGGGTATGCTGTTCCTGCCACTTTAGTACAAGAAACTGCAAGTAAGCAGCCGCTAAGGATTGGCTATGATGGTGCTAACGACAAAACGTATTTGTCTTTTAATGGGACTTCAGAAACGCTAACTTCTACCAATAGATTACAAGTGATTTCAGACAGTTTTACAATTTTTGAGGTAAGTCAATTTGGTGCTGTTGGAGAGTATGTTTTCCATTATGAACACACTTCTGCGTCAATAATAATTAAAATGCACTCTAGCGTTGCAACAAGACTGCAAACTTCTTGCACGATTGCTGGCTCACAAACTCTGTCAAATGATATAGTTGTAGATGATGGTATAATAGGTACGCCACACATATGTGCTATTAGAAGAGATGGGGCTTATAGTGGAACGCATGATTCTTTTAAAACATTGTTTTATAATAAGCACTCACAGCAATCAGCAATAGCAACTGACACCACTTCTACTGGAAGTTTTGATGATTCAACCTTTTATATTGGAAGTAGGAATGGTGAGGCAAATTTTTTAAGCGGACAATTTAACGAATTAATAATTTATGATAGAGCATTAACAGATGCAGAGATAAATGATGTTGTGGGCTATCTAAATTTAAAATATAAAATATATTAAGATATGGCAGGTGTAAATGGAAGTGTAAAATGGGGTATTGTTCCATTAGATTTTACTGGTAGTGATTTGGCTGGTACTTTTTTTTCTAGTAGAAGCAATTATTTAAAAAGTGCAAATAGCCCACTACGATACCAAATCGTGTGGTCAAAAGCAGCGCTACAAGAGGATGATGAGCCCTCCGCAGCGGCATATTCTGGTGCGAATGGAGATGTTGTGTATATTAAATTTAACATTCAAATACAAAAAGGTGATGGTAGTTTTAAAACAATAGCAACTATCTGTAAGACAAGAGATATTGTAAACAAAAAATATGACAGTGAAACTGCTGCTTTTAATCATAGATTTACAATAGACATACAACAAATAATTGCAGACCAACTATCATACAGCCTATGCCCAATAGGCAAGGGGACTTGGCAAAGCACTAAATATGGTGGAATGAATGGGGGGGCTATAATGCAAGACAATGTTTTGTCAAACACACAGTCTACAAGTGGTCAACCGATAAGTGATTTTAATGTTTCATTAAATGGGACATATATAAGAGCAAGGGTTAAAGCAATCCCATATATTATAAATGCTTCAGGACAAATAGTTGAGGTTACTGACTCTGACGACATAGAAACATCAGAAGTAGTTTCATATATAAATAGCGTACATCAATTTGAACAAGACAAACTATATCTATACAATTATATAATGCAAAATAGTTCGTCAAGTTCAACATATCAAGCATACAAGTTTTTGTCTAGGTATGAGAACTTTTCTGCTGATTCTTCTGTGCCTGCAAAAAAACCAATAAGAATAGATGAAGAGGCAGAGTATTTAAACTTTTACATAAAAGAGGCAGATTCAGATGACATAGGAGGGACTGGCGATGACAAGGTAAGAGCAATGGGTATGTATGTAGAAACATTTACTGCTGGTGGTAGTACAGAAAATCAGTTTTATGTGCGTGACTTTGAAGATAATTTAATTGTGGTAGATGCTGGTGATGATTATTTTGCAGAAGACCAAAATGGTATGTTTACACAAAATATATCTCCAGAATATATAAATAATGGGGCTAATTTAAAAACTTATAACTCTGGTGGTTCTGGCACTATTGCTAGCCATTGGTCTCCGTATGGTACAAGCACTCCAATAACAGCATCAACAGTTTACTACAGAGTTAGCCTCGTAAGGTTTCCTCACGACACTAATGAACCGTCAAGAAGAACATCTGAATATAGATATTATTCTATAGATAGGGAAGACGCAAAAATACCTTATGGATTTGTAAGATTTCATTGGCTTAATGATTTAGGTGCTACAGATAGTTATACTTGCAAGAGAAATATTGCAGAGGGTTATTCTATAGGTAAGGGCATAATAGAAAGAAATAGCACAGATAGAACGTGGTACCAACAGGATAAAAAAAGGACAGGAACGAGTCCAAGTTTTTCATCTACTACTATTTCGCCTACCACTAATTATCATTCAGACACAATGAGAGGTGGTGATATATATAAGGGCGGCAGGGAAGTGTTAAATGTAAATGCAGAAAAAACTTTAAGTGTTTATACTGAGCCTTTAAATGATGTAGATGCTAAGTGGCTATCAAAAATGATGTTGTCCCCTAATGTGTGGATAGAGATGGATACAGATGCTACAAGTGAGGGAAACGCAAGAAATTCTTATCTAAGACCATCAACAAAAGAATATATACCAGTAATAATAACAAATAGCGATGTTGAAACTGTAAATCAAGAAAGAGGCTTGGTTAGTTTTAACATAGAATACACGTTGTCTCATAAGGTTATAACACAAAGAAATTAAAATATGGCTGTAAAGATAGAAGTTTTAGATTATACTTTTGGACAGGTTAGAGGGAATGAAATGATTTCTAATAGTGAGTTTAGCACCTCAACTGATTGGACTTCTGTTCCTGCTAGTGCTTGGACTATATCAGGGGGAAAGGCAAGTCATGGAACTAATGTTAATGCTGTTGACTACTTGCAATACTCAAATATTACTTTTGAGCAGGGTAAAACATACCAAATAAAAATGCCAATTGCTGGTGTAACAATGGGAAGTATAATTCTAGCAAATCACTTGGCAGGTGGTGCTAATGGCTTTAACCATAGTCAAATTGGCAACAGTTTCATAACATATCAATGGGTTCAGGGGTCTTCAAATACAGATAAATTAAGTATTGCCTGTATAAATAATTGGGATGGTGAGATAGACTACATACACGTATCAGAAATGAGTGGCATTGATTGGAAAAACAGTATTGTAGGTAGTTTAGATGTAACTGACCATACAGACTTTCCTCTAGCCTTAACCTTTCAAATATCTGACATTAGAGATATAACTGCTACTACTGGTGATTACAGCAAAACATTTAAAATACCTGCAACAAAAAACAACAATAACATATTTCAACACATATACGACCCTAAGACAACTGATTTGCCTAACTATAATGATGACCTTGAGTATATATTAACTCAAAAAAAATCTGCAACTAGAGAGATGCCATGTAGAATACTTGTTAATGATTTTTATTCGCTAGTAGGTAACTTAAGAGTCAAGGGTGTTGGTGCTCATGGTAAAACACCAGATTATTATGACTGTGTTTATTTTGGTAACAATTTAGGGTGGGCTAAATCAGTATCAGATGGCTACCTTAAAGACCTTGACTGGGGAAGTACCTATGAAGATTTACAGTACAATAAAACCAAAATTATGGCTACTTGGCAATACGCAGACTGTGATGAGGCTACAAATGCGTCAGCACCTGCGATGGTTTACCCTATAGTTTCTTATGGTGATTATAATATGGGTGGCGAGGATAAAACAATACAATTGTTTGACACCAGAAATGACTTTTATATGAGAGGTGGTAACAATTTTGGTTCGTCAAGTTATGCTGGGTATAATAATTCTAATGCCCTTTTTGGCACTCTACCTCAATCAGATTGGCGACCAGCGATATTTGTAAAAACAACTTTAGAAAAAATATTTCAGGCTCAAGGATATAGCATATCTTCAGACTTTATGAATCAGTCTATGTTTAAAAAATTAGTTTGGCTGTTACCAAACTTTAAAAGAAACAATGAAAGTAGTGATGCTTTTTACCAGAAAAACTCTTTTGAATCAACACTTACTAATGGAGTGACAAGTTCTACAGACTCTATCATCAACGCTATAACTAATCCACCAGGTACTGTAAATGCTGCTGGAGTTCCTTTTGAAAATGTAATTTCAGATAATACTATAGGTAAGTTTTCTGTTGCTAGTATTAGCAGGTTAAATACGTCAGGAGGAAATGATTTTCCAGAAAAATTTTTAACAGGCTCTAGCAGGCAAGAGGTTGATTTAAGCACAAGTAATCTTAACATAAGTTTAGAGGCAAGTACATCTTTAGATGCAAGTACAAATGAAATAACTATTGGTGAGTATGGCTACTACACTATTCAACTAACAGGTATTAAGAGCAGGGTTGCAAGAGTCTTTCGTTCAACAGGTCTATCTGCCCAAAATGTATTTGAAACAAAATCAGCAATAAACCTTGAAGTTCAAACAGTAGGACAAACATCTTGGAATATTTTAGAATCTTCACAACAAACACATCATCCAACAAATTATGAAAATTTGAACAAGGTTAGTGCAACTAAACCAGCAGGGTCAGCGTCTTCACCTGATGAACTTTATAAATCACACTATGATATAGACGTTGGTAGCGATGGAAGTTTGTTTTTAAATAAAGGTGATAAAATTAGATTAACTTTTGGTGTTCAGATAACTGATGGTACATTTTTTGCTGTAAAACTTGACCATTTTTTTGCTGCAAAAGCATCTAGTTTGTTTGAGATACGTCTAGACCCTAAGGTGGTTTATTTTGGTCAGCCTTATGATTTAAAAGATGTGATTGAGCCTCAACATAAACAAATAGATTTTGTTAAGGGAGTTGCTCACGCTTTTAATCTTAAAATTTCTACTGACCAATTAAACAAAGTTGTTACAATAGAACCTTTTAATGATTTTTACAAAAATTATGGAGAGGCTTTAGATTGGACAGCAAAGTTGGATAGAAGCAAACAAATAAATGACAACTTTATAAAAAACAACATAAAAAGAAATGTTGTTTACAAATACAAAAGTGATTCAAAAGATGCACAGGTAAAACATAGAGGGTTAGCGTACTTTAAGGGGGTTGAAGATGAATACCCATACATAGAAGAACTGCCTTCTGAGTTTGAAAGGGGAGATAGTATTTTTGAAAATCCATTTTTTGCAGGTACTTATAATGGAAGAGATTTTGACACGCAAGGCACATATTCTAGTGACCCTCATTATTCTGGTTGCTTATGGGAGGTTAAAAGCAGCGATGCCTCTAGTAGAGATAGTGTTCCAAAAGGATTTGATTTTCAACCAAGACTTTTATATTGGAATAAATACTCTCCAACTTTAACTGAAACTCAAACTGCAAGCACAAAATTTGTTGACGTACAAACATGGGCTAATGGAAATCTTGACTTAATTCAAGGCTCAACTTTTGCGGCAGCCAATCCACCGCCATCATCTAGTTCTATAGGTGCACCTTATTATTTAGGTGGCGTTTATCCACAAGCAACATCTATTGACAGGTTTAGCACTAGCAGTCCTGTTTTATCATATGGTAATGTGTGGCGAAAGAATTATGACCCTGCTACCGATACTTATGGGTCTCCAGAAGCAGGAAAAGGGCTTTATGAGACTTATTATAAAAATATGTTTCAAATGATGGTGTTAAACCCTAGAGTTCGGACTGCTTATATTGATTTAAAGATTTCAGATATAGTAAATTTAGACTTTAGAAAATTAGTATATATAGATGGTGTTTATTGGAGAATAAACAGAGTTATAGATTATTTTCCAAACGACAACAAAACTACAAAAGTAGAATTAGTTCAATGGCTAGAATTAGGTGGATTTGCAGCATCAACACCTGCATTGGGTACTGGAAATGGTGGCTCACCAAGTAACTGGGGGGTTGGTATTTATGATTATGGTGGGTTTGAAGATAACGCTGGTTTAGAGGTTGGCACATTGTCAACAGGTCCACTATAGTAAAATATAATAAAAATTATGACAGTAAATATAACTTCAAGAGGTATAGCAAACATAAGTGGACTAGAGGTTTTTAGTTCAATAAATAACTATAATGGTGAGTATGTTAACTGGGGGGATGCGTTTTCTTATGTGACTCAACTAACTTCAGACCCAGACTATACAGTAAGTGCTTCAGCAGCCGACCCACATATAGATGCCCTAGTAAATGCACCACAAACCTCAGCAGGTCAATGGATGCGTTATCATACAGATACAGGAGAGGCTTATAATGGAACTACAGCACCAACAAGTGCAAATGGACTTTTTACTTTTAATGGTCAAATGGGAGAGATTAATCCGTCTTATAGTGGGGCTTATCAAATGATGTCTTTAGACGCTGGAACTGAATATGAAATTAGGGTTTTAACATCAATACATACAGGTACAGGTAGTTTATATGTAAATGTGTACTCTCCAAAATCAGATACATTTGATTTAATTTCTACTAAAACTATAACATACCCTGTTACAAGAACTAGCACAGCGTTAATCACATCTACTTTTACTGCTGTAACTGCTAATGATATTATTGTTTTGTATTTTACAACAAGCGAAACCTCAGCACAAACAGCAAGTATTTGTAATGTAACTGTACAGCATAAAGAAAATTTCCTTGCACCAATATATGCAGAAGATAAAAGTGGTAATGCACACAAAGTTTTAAGAAGAAGTTTTGGTAACGAAGCACTAAACACATAATGAAAGCATTTAAACATACGAATAGAACACTACATAGTGTTGGTGATATGCTAAGAAAGGGATTGCAAGATGAGTTAAAGTTTCAAAAGCATAATGCTACAGGTAGATTAAGTAGAGGATTAAAATTTAACATCATAAAAAAAGGTGTAAGTATTTTAAATGTAACATCATCTGTGGCGTATTGGAAGGCTGTAAACAATCCTGCATTTGCAAAAGCCCCTAACTTTAGAGAAATCCAAAAATGGGTAAGCACAAAGGGATTGCCTTTAAATTCTGCTTTTTCAATATTTAAAAAGTTAAAAAATAATTATGGTAAGCCTTATGTTTTTTGGACAGAAGGAAATAAATTAAGAAGAACAAACTTTGCAGGATATGTGGCAAATAAATTTAGCAAAAAAGTTGCAGAAACACTAGCACCATCTGTAGGTGTAGATGTTGCAAATATGATTTCAGAAAAAATTAAAAAGAATACAAAAGCAAATGTTACTAAAGCATTTTAATATATAAAGATATGGCAAATACAGAAAAGATAGTAGTACAGGTAGTCGTACAAGGAGAAAAAGATTTACAAAGATTAGAGAAAAGAACAGGAAGGGCAACTAAAAGTGTTGGTGGGTTGACAAAAAGTCTAGCAGGTATGACTGGAGGAATTTTAACTGCTACGGCTGCCTTTCAACAAGTTAACAAAGCGGTAGGTAGTGCCATAAAAACATTTACAAAGTTCGAGTTTGAAATGGCTAAGGTAAAAGCAATTACTGGGGCTACACAAAAAGATTTTAAACAATTAACAAACACCTCGCAACAATTAGGTAGAAGCACTTTCTTTACCGCATCTCAGGTTGCAGAATTACAAGTTAATTTTGGTAAATTAGGTTTTTCAACTGAAGAAATATTAAACGCACAAGAGGCTACTCTACAATTAGCAACAGCAACGCAATCTGACTTAGGAAGAGCAGCAATTGTAGCAGGGGCTGCTGTAAGGGGGTTTGGATTAGATGCAAGTGAAACGCAAAGAGTGGTAGATGTAATGGCTGTAGCGTTTACAAGTTCTGCTTTAGATATAGAAAAATTTCAAACATCTATGACTAAAGTTGCACCTATTGCTGCCGCTGCAAGTGTTTCTATTGAATTAACCTCAGCAGTTATGGGAACTCTTACAGATGCTGGTATTGAGGCTTCTATTGCTGGTACATCATTAAGAAACATATTCTTAAAAATGCAAGACCCAGCCTCTGACTTATCAAAACATTTAGGTTTTACTGTTAACAGTAGTGCTGACTTGGAAAAAGCCTTAACACAATTAAACTCAGAGGGACTGTCAAACGCAGAAATGATGCAGTTAGTTGATTTAAGACAAGTTGCAGCCTTTCAAACTATGGTTGCTGGTGCTGACAGAGTTTTAGAACTAACAGATGCTTTAGAAAACGCTAATGGCGAGGCTCAAAAAATGGCTGATATAATGGCTGACACTTTACAGGGAGATATATTAAAAGCAAAGTCAGCGTGGGAAGGTTTTGAAATATCTATAATGACAGGAAGTAGTAATATTTCTAAGTCTTTAAGGCTTGTTATAAGTGATTTTACAGAATTTATTAGTGGTGTTGTTGACAATATGCAAACTCCTGAGCAATTAGGTGCTAAATTTTTAACAGATTCTTTAAAGGCCATAAAAGAACAACAAGAGGAAATAGACAAGTTGTTAGATTCTGGACAAACAGCAAAATTCAATGTAAATATTAAAACAAGAGCAGAGTTATTATTAGACGAAATAGAGAAACTAGAAAGAGTACAAAAGGCTCAGAAAGATGGGTTAAAGTTAGTTGAAGAAGAATCAAAAGGTTTTGGGGCTAGGTCTGCTGCTGCACAAAGAGTTGTAGATGACTTTGAAAAACAAATATTAGCAAGAGAGCAGGCATTAAAAAGCCTTAATGAAATTTTAGATAAAGAAATTAAATTAGAGTCTAACAAGAAAAAACAAGCAAATCTTTTAGCAGACATAGAGGCTGAAAAAAGAAGAAGAGCCGAAGTAGAAGCAGATAAAAAAGCATTAGAAGAAAAATTAAAAGCAGAACAAAACGAACTAAAACAATTACAGCAAAATCACAAAACTGCATTACAACAAGAATTAAATGATGACAAACAAAATCTAATAGATGGTTTAATAACAGAAGAAGAGTTTAACAATAGAAAATTTGAAGCAGAGCAAGCACATCTTGAAAATATGAGAAATCTTAACATTGCCTATGGCGAAGATGTAACCGCTATAAATAGTCAAATATTGGACAATCAGTTAAAAATGATTGCTGATAGGGCTGATGCTGAGGCAAGCGCTGCTCAAGAAAAACTATCAGATGATGAAAAAATAAGAACAGAAAGACAAAAACAAATAGATGGAGTTTCTGAACTTGGACAACAACTTATAACTTTAGCAGGAGAAGATGAGAAAATGCAGGGCGTAAGAAAGGCTGGAATACAAATTTCTGCTGCTGCTGCTATAGCAAACAATTTATTAGCATTATCTAATGCTGCTGTTGGGGTTTCTGAACAATCAAAACTACTTTTTCCAGCAAACATTGTGGCAATGCTAACTACAATTTCTACTATAATGTCTTTATTTGCAAATATAAAAGCATTAAAAGACTCTTTTGGAGATGGAGGCGTGATAGAAGAGTATGCGAATGGAGGTATGGTACATGGCAAGTCACACGCACAGGGTGGTGAGAAGTTTGCAGTAGGTGGTAGAGTAGTAGAACTAGAAGGTGGTGAGGCTGTTATAAATAAAAGAAGTACAGCAATGTTTAGAAATCAATTATCAGCAATGAACGCAGCAGGAGGTGGAGTTAAGTTTGCAGATGGTGGTATGATAAACCAACCTTCATTTAGCCAACAAGAATTTAATGTTCTAGGTCAGAACCAAATGATGGGTGCTATGGGTGGTGCTAGCAAAGTAGTTGTAGTTGAGTCTGACATAACAAGTGCACAAAGAGAGGTTTCTGTTGTTGAATCAGACGCAAAAATATAATGAGTACAGAAGATAAAAGGGTGTATATAATATACTTAACACTATTAATCGCAGTATTAACTTTAGGAATGCTAACAAATGTTTGTTGATAAAAAAACCAAATTAGAAAGATTAAACATATGTAAAAGTTGTAGTTTCTACCGCAACTTTATGTTACTTAAAAGACCAAAAATAGCAAGGGGGGCAAGATGTGCAGATTGCAAGTGTTTCCTAGATGCAAAAACAGCACTAACAAAAGAATTTTTTGGTAAATGCCCACAAGGTAAATGGTAAAAAAAATCATATGAATTTTAAAGAAATCGCTGAAAATTACAGCAAAGACAAAAGAAAAATGATGACAGATGCTGTTATCAAAAACCAAAAACACTTGAGAAATTTCCCAACATATCATGGTGAGTCTCTTAATATTATGTTTGCAGAATGGCACGTTTTATTCCCTGCACATAAGCAAGATTTAAACTGTAGTTCTTGTAGAAAGGCAGTATGTAAGTTTTGGGAAACTATGGTTGATGAGTGGATAGAAATAGAAAGACCACCTAAAAAAACAACTAAAAAAACGAATGGGTCAAAAAAAGCAAAGGCAAAATAAACTTGACGTAGTCAAAGACTTTGTTGAAACTGCTGGAGTTATGTTAGAGAAGAGGTTTGGATTACACCCAACCTGTAAAGACATTGTAAGACATTTTGTAGAGAGAGGTGTAATAGAACCAAAAAGACTGCGTAACTTTATGATTATAGTAGACTTTGACAGGATGCTTGTTACCAACAAGGGCAGTAGAACGCACACTTGGATGGACTTATCTATTAAGTATGACATAAGCGAAAGTCAGGCACAGAATATAGTCTACAAAGAAAGAAAAAAGTCATACCCATCTAATAATATAATAGCATAAAAGTTTTGTAGATAAATAAGGTAAATATATTTTTTTTAAATTATATTTTTGGCACATGACAGAAAAATGGTATAACATTCAGAATAAAGCAGGAAAGACTGCTGACGTATATATCTTTGATGAAATAGGTTCTTATGGGGTAACAGCAAAGCAATTCATAAGCGACATTAAAGATTTAAAGGACTTGCCAATTAATTTACGCATAAACAGTTTAGGTGGAGATGTGTTTGATGGTATGGCAATGTATAATGTAATCAAAAGGAGAGAGGCTAAGACTACAGTTTATATTGAGGGGATTGCGGCTAGTATTGCTACAATTATTGCTCTTGGTGCAGATGAGGTTGTTATGGCTGAAAATTCTTTGTTTATGATTCATAACGCTTGGGGAGGTGCAATGGGTGAAGCAGAAGACATGAGAAAGACTGCTGCTACTCTTGATAAAATCTCAAGTGAATTGACAGACATTTATAGAAAAAAGACAGGGCTATCTTATGATGCTATATCAAACATGATGAGTGATGAAACTTGGTTAAATGCACAAGAAGCATATGAACTTGGTTTTGTAGACACTATCTCAGATTCTATAAAGGTTGCTGCAAAGTATGATGTTTCTAAATTTAAGAACATCACACAAGAAGAAATACAGAATAAATTAAGTATTAACATAAATAACAAAAAAATGACTAACGAGTTAAAAGAATGGTTTAACAACAAAGTTGATGAGATTGTTAACGCTGTAAAAGGCGATGTAAAAGTTTCAGACGATGTTGCAAAACAAACGGAGATAACTGTTAATCTGGCTGATAATGATGAGATTGTAAACAAAATTTCAGAATTTGAAACTAACAACATTGAGTTATCAAACAAAATTTCTTTATTGGAGGAGGAATTAGCAACTTCTAAAGGTGCTAACGAAACTTTAACTGAAGAGGTTGAAGCGTTAAACGCTAAAATCAACAAAGCAAGTGCTAAGGGGACAGAAATTGAAACTGAAGCAGACCCTGCTGTAGTTGAAAACAAAAAAGAAGATGCTAATGCAGGTTTTTACAATGCAATGGCAGCAAGAATTAGAAATAGATTTAATAATTAAAAAATAAAATAAAAATGGCAAATGTAGCAGCAAAAGATTCAGGTTTCGCAACTTATAGTGGCGCTAACCTAAACGAAATATTTTACGAGCCAGTATTTAGAAGTGACAACATAATGGGTAACTATAGAGTTATCCCTAATGTAAAACATAAAATGAATGTTTACACTTCTGCGGCTTTAACAAAAATAGTACAAGTATATACTACTTGTAGTAGTGGTAATGAGGTGGGTTCATTCAATGTGGATGATAAAGTGATAACAGCAGGTAGATGTAGAGTTGCTTTTTCACAATGTCAGTCTGAGTTTGAAGGAACTTACATTGAAGAAATGTATAGAAATGGTGTAGATGTAATGAATCTCGAGGGAACTCAATTAGCAGATGCGATTGTAAATCGTGCTGTAAAAGGAATTGAGCAAGATGTTGTAAGATTAGCATGGGGTGGTGATACTGGTGCTGGAGCAACTTATAAAGCCTTTGATGGATGGATGAAGTTAATGGGTGCAGATTCAACTGTATTGGCGGCTAGAACTGAGGAGAGTATAGCAGACCCTACAGCACCTGTAGCGGCAGATGCTTTAAAATTAATAAGAGCAATGTATGACAACGCACCAGCAGCATTACAACAAGTGCCTGCGTCAGATAAGAAAATATTTGTAACTCCAAAGACTTACAATGCTTACTTGACAAACCTAGAGGGGACTTCTGCTGATTTAGCAATCACTAACCAACAAGATGGTGTATTAGTTGTTAAGTTTAGAGGTGTTGAATTAGTTCCTATGTATGAGTGGGATACTATCTTAGCAGATACTGACCCAGCATTATTCCTAAGAGGTGGTGTTAATGGTACTGAGGGGGCTTGTTACTGTGCAACAGACAACTTAATTGTAGGATCTGATGTTACTGACCCACAAGGTTCTTTCAAAGTTTTCTATGATGACTTAGAAGAAAAAATGTTCTTCAGAGGTTACTTCAAGTTAGGAGTACAATTCTTGTACCCTTCACTTGTTCAATGGGGGATTTTCTACTAAACAATAATGTAATAATAGAGGGGGTGTAAAAGCCTCCTCTTAATTACTTTTAATAACTTATAAAATAATAATAAAATGGCAATAGATAAAGGAATTGGTGTAGATTGTACAAACCTACAAAGCACAGGTGGTATAAAGCAAATATGCCTTAGAAGTTTTGCTACTAATGATGCTGTGGCCTATGATAATGACCCTAGTAAACATGATATTACATCAATTACTAGTGGTGGTTCACCAGCAAATTGGTTTGTTTTTGAATTTAAAAATGAAACTGCTGCATTAACTGTAAATGCAACTAAAGAAAATGGTTCGACAGCATTTGAGTGTGGTCTTAGTTTTATGATACCACAAATAAACAATGTTAGGATGGCTGAAATACAAGCAATGCTTGACACTTGTATGATGGCAATAGTTGTGACTACAAATGATGAAAAATTAGTTGTAGGGTTAAGTGAAAAATATGCAAACGAGGATGTGCCTGCGAAAAACCAAACTTTCTTAAATTTAGCAAGTATTGAAGGGGGTACAGGTGCTGCGTATTCAGATGAAAATGGTTTGACAGTTAACTTGATGGCTAGACAATTTGAACTTCCAAGACAATATGCAGCAAGTGGTGCGGGTCTTGCAGTTGATACATCTGCTTTAACAGCAACTACTACATAATAAATAAATATATAATAATAGGTTGGTATTTTATCGTAAAATGTTTTAAACATGACCCTATTAATATATTTTTTTTAAAATGTGTGATTGCTCTAATAATATTGTAGATTTATCACACTTAAAAATTTATACAATTATGGCAAAATATAAAGCGATAAAAAAAGTAACACTATATCATGGGTTAACTGGTGTTATAAGAACAGCATCAGCAACACAAGAAGAGTTAGCATATGCTTATGAGGACTTAGGGGCAACTGATTTAATAGAAAAACTATCAACTACAAAGACTAAAGATGAGCCAAAGAAAGCAACCAAAAAGAAAAAGTCAGGTAAAGAATCTTCAGACTCAAAAGAGTAATACTTTTGAATTTGGAGTTTTTAATTTAGCAATACCTGAACATATTGAAGAGCCACAAGACTTATCAAAAGTAAGAACTAAGTTTATACCTTTTGGTACAAACAACTTGTTTCCTCAATACTTAGCAGAACTCAAAAGAAAGTCTAGTACACACAGAAGTGTATTAGCACAAAAATCAGTTTTCACAAGTGGTGCTAAATTTGTAACTAGCAATGAAACTGTTAAAGAATATATCAAAGATGTAAATGCTGATGGAGAATCTCTTAGAGATGTTTTTAAGAAACTAGCAGATGATTATTACACCTTTGGTAATGCCTACTTAGAGGGCGTATTGTATGATGGTGGTTTAAATCTATATCACATAGATGCAACTACTGTTAGAGCATCTAAAAATAAAAAAGAAGTATATGTACACCCAGACTGGGCTAAGTACAATACTATGAAAGATAAACTTTCTATAATACCAATATACCCAAGAGTTAGAAGCAGTAGGTTTGTAATACAATTTAAGGATTACGAGCCAACATTCCAATTCTATGGTTTACCAGACTATGTGGCTGCCTTAGAGCATATTGCAGTAGACTACGAGATTGGCAAATGGAATCACACTAAATTTAAGAATGGTTTTCAGCCATCTGCTATTATTGAGATTAATGGCGATATGGGTGAAGAAGAGGCTAAAAAATTAGTTAGAGAGGCACAAAAGAAGTTTGTTGGTGATGGCAATAATGGTAAGATAATGTTTATTGTTAAGAATGGTGATGCTTCTCAGGCTAATGTTCAAATTATAAAAGACGACCAAGAGGGTAGTTGGATTGACTTACAACGTATAACAGACCAAAATATTGTAACTGCACACAGATGGCAGCCATCATTAAGTGGTTTGGTTAGTTCAGGTAAAATGAATAATACAGGTAGTGAGATTAGAATTGCTTATGACTTAGCAATGACTACTGTAATTAAAGATACTTCTGATTTATTATTAAATGGTATTAGAACTGTTTTATTTAGAGAGTTAGGATTTTTGCCACAAGAACTTGTTATACACTATGAACCACCAATTAGTTTTGCTACTCAAATTGACCCTAAAGAAGTGCTTACAATAAACGAACAAAGAAAAATGTTAGACGAAGACTTACCTATGTTAGAACAGGGTGATATGTTTATAACAGATAGAGAACAAATAATTGTAACAAGAGATGACGATGCAGATGGTGTGGGTGATGATGAAGCAGGAGATTTAAAAGTAACTGAAACACAACAATAACTATGGCAAATGTAAACCAATACAACCCATTAGTAACAGCGGCGGAAGTTATAAGTAATAGTTTTACTAATGCTAATACTGATACTGCTTTAATATCTAACAATACAATACTTCTTGCTGAATTAGCACACTTAAAAGAGGCTATAGGTAAAAAGTTTTATGAAGAGTTAAAAACACAACATCATGCTGGTACTTTAACAACAGCAAATCAAACGCTAATGGATGATTTTTTAGTTAGATGTTTGTGTTGGTTTGTTAGATTTGAGGTGATTAATGAAGTTCAAAGTAATAGTACAAGTGCTGGTATTGTACACAATATAGACGAATTTGCTACTATTATAGACCCAGCAGAATTAAATGCTTATAAGCAGGACACATACAGAAAGGCTGAAATATATTTAAAAGATATGTTAGATTACATTAATGATGACGACCAATCTGGTCAGTATCCGACATACGAATCTAATAAACCTTGTAATGAAAATGTTTATAAGAATCATGGTATAATAATGTATGACAGTATCTACTCTAGACCAAGAAGAAATTATAATAGTTGGAAAGACTACTGTCCTTGTGATGATTGTTAAAATAAAATAAATGGCGGCAAACGAACATAAAAACTTAAATGATGCCAACAGGCATAATCCAAAAGGCTTTGAAACTGCTCTAAATGACACAGTTTTAAGTAAGGCTCTTGGCTCTGGTGCAACTTCTATAGATGGAGTTATTGAGTGGCAGTCTAAAGAATTGATGGGTTGTATAGAATACAAAATGCAAGGTTATATTTCTTCTGCTTTGACTAATTATTCTTATCCAGAGGATATTGCAGATAACAAGTCTCCTTTTCAATGGGATGTAGATTTTGGAAGCACAAGTGCTACAGGTGCTACAATAAACCCTAAGAATATTTTTAGGTCTGGTATGGGTTATGTAATTACTAACTCAACTAATGTTGTAGCAATTAGAGGATGGATTTCTAGTGATGGGGGTAATGTTGTAACAGTAGCGATTTGCAAGGTTACACCAGCGTCTGGCGTTGCTACAGCCTTAACTCCAGTAGTTATTGATGAGGTTACCGCAACTGGTGGTAGTGATGATAATAAACTTATAGCAGTAAATGAAACAACTATTACCGCAAGTTCTTTATTAGCAGGAGATATTATATTCCCAATGGTCAAAGAAGCAAGTGGTGGTTCTGAGGTGTTTGTTAACTTAACTGTAAAAACTGCTGCTTACTAATGACTACTAAAGAGGAAATTATAGCAATGAAAAAAGATATTAACAGTATCAATAGTAAAATTGATAACTTAGACACAAAATTAGATATGTTAACTGACAAATTGCTAAATCCAGACACAGGAGTTACAGCAAGAGTAAACAGAAACACATCAATGAGAAAGGTTTTAGTAAAAGCAATGTGGGTTATATATACGATAACCATAGGTGCTATAATAAAAATATATACAGAATAAATAGTAATAATAAAAAAAATATAAAATAATGAGCAGATACGATACAGATAATACCCTTTTATTTGAAATGTTAGGAAAAGGAGGTGGAACGCAGGTTTTCACAACAGCAGCACAAACAGGAAAAGATTTTTACTGCGTACATTTTCCAGTAGAATCAGCAGTTAGCCATATTGCAACAGGAACAGAGCCAGGTGCAGCGACAGGAATTACAGCACTTCAAACGACTCTACCTGCTGGAACAACGTTATTTATCCGAATTACCGAAATAACATTAACGTCAGGAATTGGTATAGGATATACTGAGCATGATGGTGACCAAACTAAATAAAAATTAAAATATGTTAAGTTTAAGACAGGCTTTATCTTTAGATACTATTAGAAATCTAGCATCTTACAAAAACTTATATTCTCTTTCTTTTGATGGGGTTGATGAGGAATTGTCTATACCAAGTGCTGATATTAGCCCAAACACTTCAGGCGGAAATAGAGGGTGGTCTATTAGTTTTTGGTTAAAAAACGACTCAGGAACTAAAACACAGCAAATAATGTCTATAGACACAGGTTCAGGTAGGGAGTTTAAATGCGTGATGAGGTTTAATGGAAATGTTAAATTTACGCTTATTGGAAATAATAATGCAGGAATTACGCAGGACTTGAATATTAATACTGACCTTGCTGATAGTCAATGGCATCATTTTGTTTTTATTTATGATTTAGGAAGTGCCAATACATCTTTAATCGCTTATGTTGACAATGTTCTTCATAGTCAAGCACAAGGCAACGCTACTTATACGTCTGCTGGAACATGGGCTGCTATATCTAATACAGGACAACCACTACGAATTGCTTATCAAGGGGGTTCTTATGGTCAAATAAAGTTTGATGAATTATCTGTGTTTGACAATGTGTTAACTTCTGGAAACGTAAGTGATATATATAATGGTGGAAAAACAGCAGATGTCAGCAGTATTGCATATTTAACTGGGTGGTGGAGAATGGGTGATGGTGCTACATTCCCTACAATACCTGACGCAAGTTCAAATAGCAATAATGGCACAATGACTAATATGGAAAGTGGAGATATAATAACAGATGTTCCTTCATAATAAAATTTAATAATATGAAATATGTAATTTACAATATGGAAGATGCGTCAAGCATAGACTTTTCTAAAGTGGTTGAAACCAGTCTTGATACTTTAAGGGTTTCAGTAGATGGCACTAAAACACTTTTAAAATTTAGAGGTGAAACTCCTGTTTTTTTAGAAGGTTTGCAAGAATATAATTATGCACAAATTTTAGATATAATGCGTTCTGAAGAATGGACTCCAGAACAAGAATAACAAAATAAAAACAATAATAAATGGCAACAACAGTAACAGCAGCAGATTTAACAGTAACAATAACAGAAAGTTATTCTCTAAATGGCGTTGCTTATGGCAACTCTTCAACTAAAACTTACACTAGCAATGGTCAGGTTTTACAAAGAGTAATGAATGTAAGCACAAGTGACCCTGCAATTTTAAATTTTGGTGCAGCAGATGCAGCAGGTCAAGTAAAAGTTGGTGATTACAAATACTTTAGAGTTACTAATTTAGATGATACTAATTTTATTACATTAACGCTTTACAATGGTGCTGACTCTTTCTTTTATAAAGTAGCAGCAGGTGATACATTTGTTTTAATGAACAATGAGATGGATGCTATTGACGCAAGCACAACTTTTGGTGCTTTTGCAGATATTACTCAAATTAAGGCAGATGCAGATACAGCAGCGTGTGATATAGAGATAATTGCGGTAACAGCATAATATGGCAAAAGGAGTAACTTTTAAATTTAGAGGTAATTCTCGTAAAAAGAGAAAAGGAATACATAGTAAAAACGCTTCTAGGACTAAGGGTGGTAGACAATATGTCAAGCCTTATAAAGGACAGGGAAGATAAATATATATAATATGCCTTGCTACGAATGTGAAAATGGAAAATGGAAGTTTGGTCAAACTGGCAACTGTCAGTATGATACTAAATCAGAGTGTGAAACTGCTAATAAAGATTATTATGCAGAAGAAACTTATAATGACTATCCACAAGCAGCAACTACCAATGCTAAGAGAGCAATAAAATACAAAGAAGAAAAAGGTAGTTCTTGTGGAACAATCGTAGGGTGGACAAGGGCCAGACAAATCGCAAACAGAGAAAAGTTAACAAGAAGAACGATTGCAAGGGTCGCATCATTTAAAAGACATCAACAACATAAAGACGTGCCTTATGACGAGGGTTGTGGAGGTATAATGTGGGATGCTTGGGGAGGAACTCCAATGATAGAGTGGGCGATAAAAAAATTAGAAAAAATAGACAAAGCAAAAAATTCTATTAAGAGTCAAGAAGAAACAGAGGTAAGCGAAAGAATTAAAAAGACTCTAAAAAACAAGATGGAAAAACATAACGAAGACGTTAAGGATTTAAAAAAAGAATGGAATCCAAAAGTAACAATGTCTAAATTAGAAAAAGTATTTAAGCGTGGTGTAGGTGCTTATTATACAAATCCTGAAAGTGTAAGAGAAGGGGTAACAGGGCCTGACCAATGGGCTATAGCAAGGGTAAACTCATTTTTATATGCAATGAAAAATGGTAGATATAGAAGTGGCAAGCACGATACAGATTTATTACCAGAAGGACATCCAATGAAAGGAACAGAAAAAAAAGAAAAAAAAGATAAAAACATGGCAAAGAAAAGAAAATACTATTCTGATGAAGAGCATGACCATCACTTTCACTTTACTCAAGAGATGATGGAAACATTACATCATGATGGTGAATTAGAAGTAAAAGTTGAAGAGGGAGACCAAGAGATGTTGATTTTATTTACTTACGATGTAGAAAAAACAGA